AATATATTATAATAAAATTGATTGCGAATAAAACATAACGTTAATATGATAAAATATATTATATTAACAAATAACATCTATGATGACGACATATAAAGTACATATTAATAACAGGGATTATGCCAGTTGGACCTTTTATAATGCAACAGATTTCCAAGAAATAGAATTACCCATCAACCCAATAGAAAACAAATTGTTTGCAAATGACATATTTACATTGGACGATGATGAAACATCGCTAAAAAAGGTAAATATAGTGCATTCCACTATACGTATAAGTAGTTCTATACCAGGCGTTCTTATTATAAATGATAATAAAACATATGGAAGACATAAAAACGGAAAATTACTATATAAATGTGTTCCCGATGATATGCGTATACCCACATTCCTTGTTCCATATGAAATCAAAAATATGGGGTTTTCAAAAGTATTCGAAAACATATACGTAACATTTAATTTTATGGAATGGCAAGACAAACATCCTTTAGGACTATTGGCTCAAGTTATCGGTTCCGTTGATATAATAGACAACTTCTACGAATACCAGCTTTATTGTAAAAGTTTGAATTCTTCTATTCAGAAATTTAACAAGGATACTACTAATGCTCTTAAATTAGCATCACATGACGCATTTATTGAAACTATTTGCGACAAATATACGTGCATAGAAGATAGAACAAAATGGTCGGTATTTACAATCGATCCTCCACATAGTTTAGATTTCGATGACGGGTTTAGTATTAAAGCATTGGAAAATGGTCAACATCAATTAAGTATATACATATCTAACGTAACTATTTGGATGGATGTATTGAATTTATGGGACTCTTTCTCACGCCGAATATCCACCATATATCTTCCTGATCGAAAACGCCCTATGTTACCAACTATATTATCAGATTGTTTATGTAGTTTACAATCAAATAATTTGCGTATAGCGTTTGTGATGGACTTATTTATTGACGCAAATGATGAAATTGTCGACATTACATATTCGAATAGTAAAATCAAGGTATATAGAAATTATAGCTATGAAGAACCCGCACTTTTAAGTAATCCAAATTATATGCTGTTAATGAATGTTACGAAAACCTTATGCAAAAAATATAAATATATCAATAGCGTTCGCAATAGTCACGATTTGGTATCTTATTTGATGATCCTTATGAACTTTCATTCTGCAAAATCCTTGCTATCACATAAAAATGGTATATTTCGCTCTACTATTATGAAACGAGATATATCCATACCAGATCATTTACCCGAAGAAGTGTGTAAATTTATTAAAATATGGAATAGTTCTGCAGGTCAATATATAGATGTCAATGCACTGAATGTAGGACAAACTATTAATCATGATCATCTGGATATGGATGCATATGTTCACATAACATCACCGATAAGAAGATTAGTTGATTTATTGAATATTATTAAATTTCAACAAAACACTGGCATGATTACGCTTTCAGAGAGTTCCGCACTATTTTATGATAAGTGGATAGCTGATTTGGAGTATATTAACACCACGATGCGATCTATAAGACGAGTTCAAAATGATTGTTCATTATTACACTTATGCAGTACTTCTCCGGGAGTAATGGAAAAAACCCATGAGGGATATGCATTCGATAAAATTATTCGCAATGATGGATTGTATCAAGTGATAGTTTATTTACCCGCATTAAAATTAACATCCCGCATTATTATGCGGGAAAATATAGAAAATTATGACATGCATCAATACAAATTGTATTTATTCCATAATGAAGAAAAATTTAAGAAAAAAATTAGGTTGCAGATACAAACTCCTTCGACAATGCTTTGCATGACTACGGAGTATAATCAGAAAACTTCGTAAAATTACTAAAATAATCTGGATATAATATTTCTTTCCTTATCTAAAATAACGATAAAATATATCATAAAAACGTTAACAAATATTAATAATGATTGTTGAACTATAGTACAACATTTTGCTGCATTTGAGCTAGGATAATGTTCTGAATAACCAACACCCGATTGAATAGTTACACTTAAACTGATCCAATCTAATATATTTTGCGGTCTATTTTTTTCAAAATTAGAAAAACTGCTATATGATAAATAATTGTATATAATAGTAAATGTGATAATACATAAAATGTGAAATACAACTGTAGCAAATACTAACCTCATTATAATATACGCATATATTATAATCGCAAATACGCTTACACATAAAGGGATTGATTTGTTGCCACAAATTTCAGTGTCAATAACGGAATCTCCTTTAATTTACTCAAAAGTGCCATATTTCCGCAACTCTCTGCAATCCGCTCCATCTCACATGAAATATTATTTATTTTTAATATAGCTTTCACAAACTCCCCTAAAAAGACCTCCTTTTCTTGCTCTAATTTTTGCAAGACAAGTTTACATTCAAGAGCTGTTTCACAATCGCACCAAACAAGAACGTAATCAATTAAATCATAATGAATCTCATAATCGACGCCAGTATTTGTTCGTTCTTTTAATTCAAAGTCTTGATAATAATCATACATGCTGGTAATGTCTTGAATCATATTCTTGACAGCGTTGTCTTGTGTAGAAGGTTTATGACTTTTCGAGTCATCTGGAACTGATACATTCGTAAAACAACTGAAAACACTTACCATTTGTTTGGCAGAAAGCTGGTCAAACTTTTGTGCATCCAATAACCGAGCAAATACTAAACAATGTATTTCTCTCAAGTAAGTCGCCATTTGTCCCTTCATAGTCAATACATATGTTGGTTTGTCTATGTCTATCTCCTCTATTTTTTGAAGAAAACCATCTTTTTCTAAAAAGTCTAATATAACCAATACATTATCATTCAAATATTGTTCTGTATTATTAAAATGATAACGAGCATCTTCTAGCTCTTCACATTTATCAGTATATTTAATGTACAAAACTTTATCTGTATCAATATATTTATAGGTATCCTGTAGAGTCGCAATTTCTTTGTCCAACTCCTTTCTTTTCTTATTCACAGATGTAATGCGTTTGGTTAAACTATCCAAATAGTGACTAATTACATTTTGAGGTGTTCGTATACTTTCAATGCTTCCGTGCATATTTTCCACTTCTCTCTCTAATTCAGTCAATCTTGTTTGCATAATTCCGAGTTCAGCGTCGATATCATTCTGGATCATAGAACGTTTGCAAAATTGTAGAAAATGTTGATCACCAATATCTATCAAGTTCAATAACAAATTATACGAGATTTTAAATTTACTTGTTAAGCGTTGAGGTGTTCCCTTCATCATATTTCGGTAAGCAGTAAGCTCTACATTTTTAAATAAATTATTGAGATGTATTACCGATCCAATAGTATCAATACCTCTTCTTCCAGCTCTACCGGACATTTGTGAGTATTCATGAGAGTATAACATCCGCATCCCAGAACCATCAAATTTATTCACATCGGTGAATATAACAGTTTTGGTAGGCATGTTGATTCCAACCGCAAATGTTTCTGTCGCAAACAAAATTTTTATATAACCGCGAGCAAATAGCAGCTCTACCATTTCTCTCAGCACTGGCATAATACCCGCATGATGTATACCAATACCTTTTTCTAACAAACGAACCATTTGTAAATATTCGGGTAATTCTATGTATTCTTGATAATTTGGTAATTTTCGAATGATCTGTTCGCATTCTTTTTTCACAATATAACTAACCTTGCTATCATCTTCTAGTAAAGGAATAGTAATTTCATTCGCACACACTTCTAATTGCTTTCTAGACAATACAAAACAAATGGCAGGTAACATATTATTTTCAACCAAATATTTACATACTTGGTTGACCACGTGTGCGCGAGATATACGTACTTCTTTTTGCTCGAACAGAGATATCATCTTTTTCATTTTATGGTAATGTGTTTCGTTAAACTCTCCTTTGGATGATTGAATAACATGTGGTTTATTAATCATGTCATTAATTTGCTTCTTTAAGTCTTCATCTTTTCCAATAGATTTAAAAACGCCTTGCGTGGCAGTGATAAAACTATAGTGTGTTAATGGTACCACTCTTTCATGAGTGGATGCTAAATACACGGATTTATCAGAGCGACCACTACCACATCGTGTTTCACACCAAAGAGCAAATTTTTCAGGCGAGTCAATAGTAGCCGAAAGCATGACCATTTGAATATGAAGTGGTAGCATCATAATCGTTTCTTCCCACACTTTACCTCTATCAGGGTCATTTATGTAATGAATTTCATCGAATATTACTGCACCTAACTCGTTGTCAATATCCATATCAAACATAAGGGATGCAGTTGCGTTAGTGATAGTATTAGTATTAGTAGTAGCATTAGTATTATGTTTTTTCTTATAAAGCGTATTTTGTAATATTTCTGTAGTCATAATCAATACATCTGCCTCTGGGTTTGCCTTGATATCACCAGTTAAAATACCAAACTTTATATGTGGAAAATTCAAGGTAAATTCATGAAATTTTTGATTCGACAATGCTTTAATAGGACTCGTATAAATAACTTTCTTACCTTTTGCTACAAAGTATTCAATAGCAAATGAAGCTGGTAACGTTTTACCACTTCCCGTATGTGCTGTCACTAATATATGATGCCCTTCAACTATAGCCTCAAGCGCATGTTTCTGAAAAGGACTAAGAGGAAAGGGGTATTTCTCAAAATGTTCTTTATATAAATTTTCATTTTCCGTAGGATATGTATTGCTGCATATTTTTACCATTTTAAATAGTTGGACGATAACCTTATGTATAATGATGCTCTTCATTTAAACTATTTGGAATCAATTTTTATTTTTACACATTTACACCGCACTATATATCTTCTGGAGATATACATATATTTTTAGATTGAAATTTATTTGTAATAATTCCTTTTGGACAATAATATTTTCGTGTTTTATTATTTTTATTATTTTTATTTCGTATTTTTTTATTTCCTCCACTTATTTCAAGCGGAAAAAGAATTATCCAATTTTCATTATAAAACACATCTTTTAGTATAAATTTCATGAATTGTTCAATCCATGACCTAATTAATCTACAACGTTCTTGTTTTGGTATAGATTGAAAAAAATCATTAAAATTATTTGCATTATTGTAATATTGATATAATTCAGTCATTTCTTCTTCTCTTTTGTCAATTAATGAAACAAATCTATCAAACTGCATATTTGCTTTAAATTCTGATGAATATAAAAATTCATCTACCCTTGTTCTATATTGTAGATGTCTAACTTCATCTTTTTGTTTTGCATTAAAATATTTTTCATACCATGTTTGACCATTAAATAATATAGAAAAATAGTATAATGGCATAGGTTTAACATATGTTCCTTTTTTTCTAAATTTTGACCCTTTTTTTAATTCTTCTTCAGTTGCACATTCAATACTAGATTTATCATCAAATTTTATATGAGTGAGTGTCGGCAATTGCGTATAAACATAATTTAATAATGTTTTTATCATAATAATTACTCCGCCGCCTTTTTCTAATGGTCTAATAAATGAACACTCAGGGTCATTTAATAGACTGGGTATACTGGCATCCACTGGTTTATTATTTTCATATATGATTGAAATATTTACACAATCGGGATAAGTTCCTCCGATTTTAAAATTACGACTATATATTTCAGTTTTATCTCTTGAAAACAATGTATTATCTATTATTTGAAATTGATATGGTGCTGATGTAACCATTATTTTTTTACTTCCATCCATAATATTATACATATAGAATATATTTTAAATTGTTTACATTTTTTTTATATTTGATTACCATTTAATAATATGATAGTCGCAACAATTTTTATATTTATTTGTAATATGACTATCTGGAAATGTGTCATTTAACATATCAATTATGATTATTGTATATTGTTCTATTGTAATATATGAATTAGACATAGATATAATATTATTGGGATTATTTTGGTTCCAAACTTGATGACCATTACGAAATTTACAATTACTACCACTTCCTAATTCGCTGCACATAATAGTAAAATGATATTTACTTTTTCCGTTTTTTGCCCTTTCTATTATTTTATTATAAAGCGTTTCATATGTATTTACAATAGAATCTTCGATTAACCCATCCAGATGCTCTTTATACATACCTCTTAAATGATTTTTATATATTTTTTGACCGAATATATGTATGAAATTCATAAGTAAAATAAGAATAAATAATTTCATATTACGCGATTATAATGTTATAACTAGTTATATCATTATATTTATATTCAATTTTTTTACAAATGAGTGTGAAACGATAAATGGTATAATATATCAAATACAAAGAAAACCTATACATAGTGCTCCGGTAGAATTTTATCAACTATTATGACTTCTATATTGGAAGGTATGAGAGAAAGATCTAAATAGGAAACCATGTCTTTAACTATATGTAATTTAAATGAACAAGTTCTATTATCAATGGTGGATTTGCTCGTCCAATTTTCCAAAGGTAGTACTTCATTTAGTCCACGAATTCTGCCGGCAACCCCACAATATTTTTTGGGACGGGGACCAGGGACTCCTGTACAATGTTTAAAGCGCCATTCGGCTTGTAATGCATTGACATGGTCAGGAAATCCTGACATTAAACAATAAATCTCCCATCCGCCGTGCGTTCTACTAGTAAATTTAGCCCCGCCACAAATTTCTTTATTATGTTGTCGTAATCGTCTAACAGGATCATTGGTTGATCCATTATAAGTCAAATTTGAAAACTCGGGTAACACATTACGAAGCAAATAACAGAACCACACCATATATAAATATAGAGCAATATATTTATATACTATTTACGAGCTCTTCTAGATCTATGTCTCCTAGATCTATTTTTAATAGTTCTTTTCCTTCCAGATCGTTTCCTTCTACTCTTTCCACCAGACAATGATACAGAATGTCCTTCTTTGTCTATACAACTTCCAAACATCGTATATTTATTACCCTTGGCTCGAGATAAACACTCATTTTTTTTAGCAATAGTCTCTTTGGACGCAAATATATTAGCTCCTTTGTTCCATACATCACCTCTACGCATTATATATATATATTTATAGAGAAATATAAATATAAAATTATTGTATGTTATATTCATAATACACTACAAACAAATTACCAAATGATAATCGCAAATAAATACAAGATTATAGATCGACTTGGTTCAGGATCGTTCAGTCAAATATATAAAGGAGAGAATATACGAACAAAAGAACTTGTAGCCATTAAGGTAGAACCATTAAAAAATGAAACGAAAATGCTAAAACACGAATCGAAAATATATCAATATTTGGGTAACACGATTCATATTCCTCAATTAAAATGGTTTGGTACAGATGATACCAATTATTACATGGTGTTATCCTTATTAGGAAACTCACTAGCATATATAAAACCAAATACTTTGTCTCTCATGACAACGCTTTCCATAGCTATAAACATGGTCAAACTATTGAAAAGACTTCATGAACAAGGGCTTATACATAGAGATATCAAACCAGACAACTTTTTATTTGGGTTAGATGATAAATGTAACCAATTATATTTAATAGATTTCGGGTTTTCAAAAAAATATATGAAATCGGATGGAATAACACATATAGATATTACCACAAATAAAACGTTAATAGGTACGCCAAATTTCGTCAGTATAAATATGCATGAGGGAATAGAACCTAGTCGTAGAGACGATCTAGAATCGGTAGGATATGTAATGATATATTTGCTGCGAGCCACTACAAAGTGTGGCGAGTGGAGTGGAAATGGAGATGAATTACAAAACAACTCTTATAATATCCAGTCTTATAAAGAGAGCATTGAGAGAAACGATAGAATACCAAACGTAATCAAACAATATTTGAGCTATTGTAGAAATGTAGGGTTTGAACAAACACCAGACTACGAGTATTTGATTGGATTATTGGAGGAACCCACAAGAAAATAATATAGCACAAAAGAATATAAAGGTTGCGACTATTATATAGTATAATAAGATGTCATCACCCGATTCTATCGAAACACCTCAACTCGTTACATCCTCCGAACGCCTAACAGGACGCGTCAAGTGGTTTAACAACAAGACTGGTTATGGATTTATTACTATCACTGACGGAGATCGTGCTGGCTCAGATATTTTTGTTCATCATAGTGGAATTATGGTTGCCAATGAGCAATACAAGTATTTGGTGCAAGGAGAGTATGTTGGGTTCAAGCTCGACAATACCTCTACCGGAGCACATGCTATTCAAGCAGGAGATGTGAGTGGAATTAACGGGGGTAAGTTGATGTGTGAGACCCGTCACGAATTTAAGCAAACAAGAACTAATTATGCCGAGAGCGGAGAGGAGCAGCCGGTTAGAATGCCTAGATCTACTAGTGCACCGGGAACAACTCCCAGAGGTCAGGGTCCTCGTGAAGGCCAAGATTGGTCTCTTGTAAAGGGAGGTCGTGAGCAAACAGGCGGGTCCGGTAGAGGATTCTCTTCTGGAGGACGAGGAAGAGGAGGAAGAGGTCAAAGCAGACCCACTCTTCAACGAGCCAACACTAATGCGTAAGACATCCCATAGCTTTAGCAAAGGAATATAAAAATAAAAATTTTACAATATAATAAATTAAGAAACTTATTATATTAGCTCATTTAGAAAAAAAATAATTATAGGGTGTAATTATATAATGACAAGATATACTCGCAGCAGACGCGGAAAAAGAGGAGGTGAAGGGACATCGGCGTCTTTTTCTGATTCGGAAAGCATGACATCATCGCCTTCTTCTTCTTCTTCTTCTATGGGTGGTAAAAGAAGAAGAAAGGGTGGGGCAAACACATTTGATGATTCAGAGGTTGAAGAGGGATTTAAAAATGCGGACTTGTTTAAAGATTCATTTAAAACGCAATCTGAATTAACAAAAAATATGGAAGATAAAACATTACCTAAAAGGCTTTTAGATGATTCAAGTGATGAACAATATGAAGAAGATATGATACCTAAAGGACTCTTAGATGCTTCAAGTGATGAAGAAGATATGATACCTAAACAACGAGCATCATCACGTACCCGTAGTCGTGCAGGAGGCAAAAGATCTAGAAAAGGAAAGAAATCCAGAAAAGGAAAGAAATCCAGAAAAGGGAAGAAATCTAGAAAGGGGAAGAAGAGTAAGTCTAGACGACGATAATACATTTACCAATAATCAGTTTAAAGTCACTTACATATAAGTAGTATGACGATTATGGAAAACAAAATAGTGAGCACATTGACTACGAATAATGGATGCAACAAGGTTATAATTACTGAAGAAAACATGATGAATTCTGATATAATCATGTCGGAACAACCAGAGAAACCAAATATTTCAGAATTATTCGAAAACATAACAGACATCATTACTTCTTTTAAAAGTCAAATAAATACTCTATTTCATGAATTAAAATTGCTTGAAAAAAATGTGAAAAAGGAAATGAAATTGATGAAAAAGAATGTAGAGAAAAGTAAGAATAAAGGAAATAAAAAACCATCAGGATTTGCCAAACCCACAAAGGTTACAGATGAATTATGTGTTTTTATGAATGAAAAGGAGGGAAGTACGATTGCTAGAACAGATGTCACAAAGGCGTTGATCGAATACATTGCTAAACACAATTTGCAATTCAATGAAAACAAACAAATTATCATTCCAGATGAAAAGTTGAAAACCCTACTTGGTATCAACGATGGAGACAAAGTTACCTATTTTACTCTACAAAAATACATGAATAAACATTTCATCAAATCAGATGAACAATTACATACATTGTCATTATAAATAGCAGAGGGGGACATGTAAACAAAATACACATATATTTTGTTTACTTACACTGGTATAGTGGTAAGACGTGCGTTAATATAACACCCATTATATTTCTTTTTAGGATCAATAGTAAAACACAAATTTTTTATCAAGTTATATGCTTCCTTTGGATAAACTATTTTGTAGAGTTGAATAGTAGAGATAATTTGTCGTTTTATATGTGTAGCACCTGAAATACTTTCGTAAACAGGTTTATAATTAGGATTGTTATATCCTGTCCATAAATGATTTTCTTTTTCGCTATCAGTAAGCATTGCAAAGAATGCAGGTTGGATACACATATATTTTAGAAAACTCAACAAAGCATGAGATCTTAGGTTATTTAACAATTTGATTGGATTATAAGTAGTCTCCATAAGCGCAATCTTAGTATCATATGTAAAATATTCTTGAATATAACGTAAAATTTCATGAGGTAAACGCATTAATTTCCTTGAACAAATACGTTTATCTGCTGTTATAGCAGACGCCTCCCTTTCAATGTTTTCATTTTCAATATATAATTTATTATGGTTTTTCCATTGAATAGCTAACGCAGCAACATTCATTTTATGTTTAAATTTATTCAACGCGTTAAATGCCTTTTTGCAATCACGTTGATGTCGTCGTAATATTCTTTTTCTAATTTTCTGCATGTATATATTATTTTTATATTGTTCTTTTATTTGATCAAATGTACCCGTTAATGTGTATTCTATTTGTAATAAAGTAGTGAAATGGTTCACACGAATCACTGCTTTATCATAATTTTTTTGAAGATTTTCTAGGTGTATGGTATCATTTTTTATTTTTTCTTGAGCTAATATCGCTACATTATTTTTCCTAATCATAGCTGAATTTTGATAACGCGTGATAATTACCTTTTTAGCTTTAGCTACAACAGCATTGATAAATAAAATATGTTCTGGTGATGGTGATGGTGAGGTATAATTAGAAGTTTTCTGATTATACTCCGTAGACGAAGTCGAATGAGCATGCATTTTGTTAAACAATAGATTAATAATTCTACGAAAAAGCAAAACAATAAAAAGGATTTCAATTTTATTATAAAAATTAAATCTAATGCAATAGTATAAATGGAAACAGGTAGATCTATGATATTACATTCAGTAATAATAGGATTGTTTTTGTATGTGTTAATGAAATATGCATTAGGTCAAAATTCTGCGGTGGCAGAAAACAGAAGTATACTATTGTCGGCGATAATATTAGCGTATATGATATTATTTGGTCATGGATTGCCTACATCAATAAATAAAAATATATAGAAGGAAGTAAAATTTAGTAGAAAAAAAAAGAGGTAAAATTGTAAAAAAATTGAAAAAGAAAGAAGGGGGTAAGGAAGAGGTAGCAAATAAGCGAAAGAATATCAAGAATATCAAAGAGAAGAT